TGGTGCGCCAGCAGCGCGGAAGGGAATCGCTCTATTTCCGCCAGAAACTGCGCACGCCAGCCCAGCGGGTTCCATGCCACGCTTGCCGCCTCTATCCCACTGCACACACTGCCGAATCGCATAGTTCTTCCTGTTTACCCACCAAGCCATCTAACTGGGCGCTCAAGCGGACAAGCCGCCTGCGGCGTCTCGCCGCTTAAGCCTGGGGCAAGACTTTCTCGGCCAGTCTCACGCAGCCTGTTCCCACTCTTCGCGCAGCGCACGCCGCAATGCACGCGCCGCCTGCTGCTCTGCATCGCGGAGCCGCCTGTACGTGAACTCGTACACTTTGCCCCAGCGCTGCCGGTAGGCGGCCTCGTCGCGTCCGATCGCGTCGGCGCGCTGGCGTGCGCTGATGGCAATGGCGCCGGTCATGTCGCACGCAGCGCAGCCGTCACCGCGGCATTGCTTGCACAGGGTGGTGCCGGCCATTTCGTTCAGCACCGCGGCGGTGATGCGCGCATACACCAGGGGCTGGTGCGGCCAGCATGCGCCGCGCGCCTGATCGCGCGCCGCCTGGCAGCGACGGATCTCGGCCTCGTCGTGGCGGGTGCGCAGCAGGCGGGCCTGATAGTTTGTCTCGACCAGATGCAGCTCGAGTCGCGCGACCACCATTTGCCGCTCGAGGCGCGCGAACTCTTCGTGCTGGATGAGGAAAATCTCGCGCTGCAGGTGCTCGGCGCTGAGCGTCGCGCCCAACGGCCACCACAGATGGCACAGCAGCTCGCGGCCGATGCCGGCCTCCACGAATCCCAGCGCGCCGGCGATGTCGTCGGGCGCGATGTCGGGCCCGCCACCGCCGCTGCCGCTGAGGTTGAGCGTTGCCGGGTTGAGCCTGGCCAACAGCTTGCGCACGTTCATTGCTGGCCCCTTCCGCGCATGGTCCCGCGCAGGAATAGCTCCGCGTCGGTCTGGCACTTGATGCACAGCTGCGCGCCGTTGCGGCGCCGCAGCTCGCTGACGGACTCTTTGCAAGTCGCGCACGCGCGCCGGCCCGCGGCGGCCGGCTTGGCGCGATGTCGTGCAACGGCCGCATCGTTCTCGGCTTGCTGCAGGTTTGCTGCGTGATCTGCGTCGTCGGCCATGGTGTTGCCCCCTATCGATGCATCCAGCCGCCGCGGCGTGGCATCCATGCCTTTTTCGCGGGGCTTTTGGTTTCACGGGGAACCGGTTCTCCAACCGGGGCGGTGGTGGTGTTGGCGGCCGACAGCAGGCGCGCTTCGATGGCGTCCCAATCTGCATTGGATCGCCGGTGCAGTCGCAAGTCCGGGTGATGTCCGGCGGCCCAGCCGTAGACGTAGGTGTCCAGCGGCTCATTGCGCGCGCCGCTGCGTTTCTCGAACCGGTTCTTCACCGGGTTGTAGGTTTCCGACACGAGCCCGGCAAAAAACTCCGGTGGCAATTCATCCGACAGCCGCACCAGCCTGGCGTCGGGCTGGCGGTCCTGGTCGGTGCTGATGCGCGCGTAGAGGTGATGCTTGACCGCCACGGTGCCGACGTGCCAGATGTGCACGCCGCGCTTGTCGAGCTGGCCTTTCCAGTTCACATCCGACAGCTTCGCCTTGCTAAGTATCGGCGCGTTGTTGCTCACCGCGCCGAAGATCGCCATCGGGCGGCGGATGAGGCCGCGGCGCACGAATGCCTTGACCGCTTCGGTGCGGTGACCGCCGGCGTCGATCGCTGTCGCGTCGATGCGCAGCAGGTTGCCGCTCGCGTGCTCGATCGGGCGGTTGATCAGGTCGACCAGGCGCAGCCACACGTCATCGTCGGCCGGATCGCCGGGCAGTTCGATGTAGTCGAGGGTGAACGTGGCCAGCCGGCGCGTCCAGCCGAGGATGTGCACGGCAAGCCGGTTGTCTTGCGTGTCGACGCCGGCAGTGGCGGCGAGCACCTCGGCCGGCGCACGGCGCAGGCGATACGGCTCGGCGCGGTCGGCGATGATGTTGTGCTTGACCGCGCGCATGGCGGGGTCCTCCCAGGTCTCGGCGAGGCGGTCGTTAACGAAGGTTTTCAGGCGCGTGGGGTCGTTCTGCGCAGCGCGCCACATTTCGATCAGGTCCAGCCAGCGCGGGCCGAGGCCTATCGGGTAATACAGCGCGTTGATGTGGTAGCCGCGCACTTTTGATTCGGCCTCGGCGACCCACTCGCCGCGCGGGATCTGCGCCTTGATGCGCGTCTCGCTGATCGCACAGCCACACTCGCGGCACGCATACCAGCAGGCGCCCGCATCGGGCGACCAGTGCAGACCAGACCACTCGAGCGGCTGCGGGTGATCGCATTCCGGGCATGGCACGTTGTAGCGGCGACGGTCGCTGCCGGCGTAGAGCGCGGCGATGCGGCTGGTCCCGCTCATCGTGGGAGTGCTGATATACAGCCGCTTCATCGTCGCGGGGAACGCGCTGGTGCGGCCCTTGACTACCTCGACGGGATCATCGCCGCCGATGTAATTGGCGGAAAACTCGTCGATCTCGTCGACGATGAGCGTGCGCACGCTCGAGGTTTTCAAGCGCGCCGGTCTGCCGGCGTGCTCCAGGTACAACTGGCCGCCGACGAAGTCCTTGAAGTCGGCGCGGTTGGCGGTGTTGCGGCTGGCGCTGCTGGTCATGCACGCGGCCAGCGCCGGCGTCTCGTCGATCATCGGCTGCAGCTTCTGGTCGATCCACTTGTTGCGCGAGACCTCGCTCGGCAGCACCACCATGATCGGCCCCGGGTGGTGGTGCATCGTGTACAAGACCACGTTGAGCGCGACCTCTGACTTGCCAAACTGGATGGGGAACATCACCACCACGTCGCGCGGTCCCGGCCCATCGCTGAGCGCATCCATCACCTCGCGCAGCGGCGGGTTGCGCGCAGTGCGCCACTGCCCCGGCTCGGGGGATTGCTTGCGGCTGAGTATCCGGTGGGCATCGGCGTGCTGCGACACCGTCAGCGGCTCGCGCGGCGGCCAGCACCGCGCGCCGATCTCGGCGAGGATGGCCAGTGTTTGATTCATACGTCGGCCAGCAACAGTGCGTTGAAGTCGCGGGCGAGCTCGCGGCGGATGATCAGCACGGCCTCGGCGACGATGGCGCGCAGCCGCACCTCGTCGTCGATGCCAACGGCCTGCGGGGCGATCGTGTCGGCCAGTGTGTCGAGGCGGGCGGCAGCGGCGATGATGGCCAGGTTCAGGCCGCGCACGGCGTCGTCGCGCTCGATGATCTGGCCCTGTCGCTTGCGCAGATCCATCTCGCGCAGCTGGGCGTCAGCGTTTACGCGCCGGGCGCGGGCGTCGGCGTAGGAGGGTCCGAGCGCGGCGATGGCCTCGTCGGCCGCGTCGGCGGCCGATGACGGCGATGCGGTGGGCGGGGCGGTGGTAGCGCCGGGGGTTGCTGGCGCGATGCCGGCCAGCGGCGCGCCGCGCGCCTTGGCGTGGCGGTCGGCCACCGGCTGATGCGCTGGGTCGCGGGTCGCGGCGATGCGCGTGCGGCTGGCGTCGATCATGTAGCGCTTGCCGTCAGCAGCCAGCACCAGCCGGCCGGCGGCGCGCAGCTTGTTGATGTAGCCCGCAGCGCAGCCTAGGGCGGCGGCCAGCTCTTTGCGGGTCACTGCGCGATCTTGGGTCACCACGCCACTACCAAACCTTTCAGACAACGCAGGGGGTGGATAGCCGCGGCCGCGCGCGAGCGTGCGGCATGGCGTGCGGCGTGGTGTGCGCCGCGCAACCCGCGCCAGTGCGCCATGTGCGTCATGTGAGGCATGCCTGCGTGCGGGCGCACGCCCGCCCGCCTGCATACGCACGTGCGGGCGCGCATGCACACACGGGCGATATACCGCACATGCCGCACAGCCAACAAAATCAATGGGTTAATGCCGCACATGGATGCCGCACGGCATACCGCACATGCCGCACACGTCACACAATTACACATGCACGAGCCCTCCGCGATAGTCAGCGCACGAGTCGCGGAACCGCTGGAAGCTGTCGCCGAGCCAGCCGGATTCGGTTTGCCCGTCGGGCGGCGCGGTCGCGCCAAGCAGCACGCAGCCGTGCGGCCCCTGCACCCCCGCAGGCCCGATGTAGCGCTTGCGCGCGACCTCGACGCCGTGGCGGCGCTTCCATTGATTGAGCAGGCGCGGGGCGGGCGCTGCGCGGGCACCGGTGCGCTGGCACCAGATGCGATACAGGTCATAGAGATCTTGGCTGAGCGCCGGGCAGACCTCGACGTGCGGTATCTCGCCGGTGGTCAGCGCGTAGAAAAACCGGCTGGTGCTGTCCAGGCTGATGTCGACCAGCTCGTTCTTGGCGTCCGTGCGCGGCGGCAGCGTGCCCACGTTGAAGTCGCCGAGGTCGATGTTAAGCAGGTGATCGTGCAAGGCCTCGATGCCGCCCGCGGCGATTTCGGCGAGCACTGATTGGTAGAACTCTGCATCCAGCTTGCCCGGCGTCCACAGCACCGCGTGGCGGCGGTCGTCTTCGTCCAGCACGACCGGCTGTGCTTCGTTGCTGAGAAACACCAGGTTGACGTGGTTGCGCTCATCGTATGCGGCGATGTTCTTCGCGTTGATCCGAATCCAGTCGCCGGTTATGAAGCTTTTCAAGCGGTTCTTGATGTGGTGCAGCTCTGCGCGCGCGATCACTTCGTCGGCGATCAGAAACAACTTGCGGCTCGCCCAATCGTTGAACTTGTCCTCGATCGCGACCTGGTCGATCACGCGGCCGTAATGGCCATAGACCCGCATGTATGCTTCAAAGAACATGTTCTTGCCGGTGCCCTGCGGCCCGTGAATCACTATCGCGGTCTTGAGCTTGGCGCCGGGCCGCTGCAGCGGTAGCGCCAGCCAGCGCAGCATCCAGTCGAACAGCTCTTTGCGCGCGGGCTCGCGTTCGGTCATGTACCACAGCAACTCGATGAGCCGCTCGCAGCTGCCGGCCCTCGGTTTGGTCGGCCATCCGGCCCACAGGTTGCAGCGGATGTTCGCGTCGTCGCCGGCAGGGTCGAAGCCGACTTCGGTCATGCGCACGATCTGCCGCTCCGGGTGCTCCTGCCATGCGCGGTGCAGCTCGCGGCGTCGGCAGGCATCGCGCATGTCCGACAGCGCAACGAGCTGGTGCTCGCTGAAATCGAACACCAGCCCCTTGCCGCCGTACACCAGCGCGTAGCGATTGATCAGATCTTCGATGTCATCAAGCGGACGCAGCGCCGCCGGCCCCGCCCCCTCGACTGGTGGAACCGGCGCGCTGGGCTTTGCCGCGGCCCACCGCAATGCCGTGAGCTTGCCCTCGATCACCGCGCGCACCGCGCCCAGGCCCTCGAGGTGCTGCAGATCGTTGAAGTCGGTGAGCTTGTCGCCCTTGGCGTGGCGCGCTGCGCGCTGCAGGTCCGAGTCGGCGCTCCATTGCGGCGCGGCCCACGCGCCGTCGACGGCGACCGCTGCGGTGCTGGCCGCGGTGATTCCGGGGTTGCCTGGCGTAAAGCTGTCATCGTCCGCGCAGACTAAAATCCTTGCACCGCGGTAGCGTTTGCGCAGCGCCAGGCACACCGGGGTGAGGTTGCCCGCGTCGAAGGCGCACGCGACCGGGTGGCCGGTGGCCGCATGCAGCGACGCTGCCGTGGCGTAGCCCTCGGCGACCAGCACCAGCAGCACCGGCGATCCACCGAACAGGTGGAAGTGGCCGCGCTTGATCATGCCGGCCGGCCAGAACTGCTTGGCCTTCTGGCGCTCGGTGCACTTGTCGCGCAGGATCTGCAGGCCGTGTATCCGGCCGGCGGCATCGCACACCGGCACAGCGGCTGCGCCGGTCTTTGGGCTGAACCGCACGCCGTAGGCGCCGACACCCTTGCGCTCGAGATACTCACTGTCACCGCTTGGCGACAGCTTCGACCACAACGCCTGGGCGCGCCGCGCCGCGCGATCGGCTTCCAGCTGCCGCAGCTGGTCGGCCCGCTTGCGATCTTCCGCGAAGCGTGCGCGCAGCACGTCGCGCTGATCAGCGCTGAGCTCGCGCTTGCGCAACTCGACCTTCATCGCGCCGTTGTCCAGGCCACGCCACACGCCGTAGCTGCCGACGATCAGCGTATCGCCGGCGTCTGTCCGAATCTCGTGCAGCGAGTACCAGCCGCGCTTTTCTTGATCGCCGTCGACCTTGCATCGCTGCATCCGACCGACGACCAAACCATCATCGACGCCCCGGCCG